ATGGAAGATATCGACAATCGGTTGCAGCTGATCGACGCAACCCAATCGGATACCGGCGAGACGAGCCTCTGGTTTGCGGCTTGGGGCGATGACAGCCGGGTGGACGTTGTATACCCGCGAATCATGCAGGACACCAACGATTATCCGCTGTACCGAGAAGCGCAGGAGTTCATCGAGCGCCAAGGGTTGGTGTGGGCAGCTGCCGTCCCTTGCATCGAGCCCTGCTTCCCGCTGGAACCCGAGGAGCTGACCGTCGTCGGCATGAGCGGTTCGGAACGCGGAAACGTCATCTGGCAGGTCTACCTACACCCTCGGTTCAACGGTAGGACGCGTAGCCAGATGCCCCGGCCCCGGCCTCTGTACGCCACAGACGGCACACCGATCTATCTGGCAAGTACCAAATAACACAACCGAATACACGACAGTAGAACCAACATCAGGTGCTTCATTTGACGCACCTGCCCCTAAGTCCCCGGAGGACAGAACATGCACGAAGACAGTCAATTTCAGGATCTACCCGTTTACTGGCAGAGGCAAATCAGTAAGGCGCGACGAGAGGCAGCCAAGTATCGCCACGAACGCGACGAGGCCCGCCGACAGCTCGCCGCCCTAACCGCCCGTCTGGTGAGCGGTGCTAAGTAGTGGCACGCCCCGCGACTATCGCCAACAAGCTGGCCGATGATTTCCAACTGCGGGTATGCACGAACACCCGAACTATCTGGCAGTTCACCAACGGCGCATGGCGACATGCGGATTGGTTGGTTCACGACAAGCTGTTGGACTACGACCCCGACGCAGAGAACCTAAATCTGAAGGTCGAAAGCGTCCGTGATGTTGCGCTGCCGTATGTGCTGCTGGAACGCGGGTTGACGTTGGTGGCAGATCAGCCCGACGATAGGTTCATCAACACGTCGGCGGGTTTGTATGAGCTGTCATCCGGCAAGATGCTCCCGCACAACCCAGAAGTCATGTCGTTTTCGCAAGTACCGCTGGTACCGGAGTTTAAGAACATTCGTATCCCGGTGTTCAACACATTTTTGTCGGAAACGTTTGACGACAAAGGCATTGAGAACTACGTACTAGATCTGATGGCGTACGCACTGGTACCGGGAAACGAGCGTCAACATGCCACGTTGTTGGTCGGTTCCGGGGCCAACGGTAAAGGCACCTTGATCCGTGTGATGGAAAACCTGTTCCGACGCTGTGATCGGTCTGCGGTATCGGTGCGGGATATGGCCGAAAACCGTTTTGCCGCATTCCAATTGTTCGGGCGTGCCTTCAACTACGACGCGGACATGTCGTCTAGGTACATCTCGGACACGTCGGTGTTCAAGAAGACGACCGGCGGCGACGCCTTGGCTATGGAACGCAAGTACATGGACCCGTTCTATGCCAAAGTTTGGGCATCACAGTGGTTTTCGGTGAACTCTATACCTCGATCGAGTGACACAACATACGGGTTCCTTCGCCGTTGGGATGTCGTTGAGTTCAACAACGTAATCACCAAACCAGATCTGACCCTTGAAGATCGGATGATGGCAGAGCTGCCGTCGATTGCCGGTTTCCTGATTACCCGCGCCCGTATGAACGCTGGCACCGTGACCAAAGCCGGGTCCGGGCTCCAGCGGCTAGCAGAGTCCGTTGACCCCGTGCGTGCGTGGTTGGCTGACGAGGACCGCGCCCCGTCAGGGTGGATGCCCCGAACAGAGGCGTATTGCGATTTCAAGATATGGGCCGAATCCCAAGGGATTCGGAGTCTGCCTACATCACGTGGGTTGTACGAACAGCTCCGTGCAGCCGGTGTACCCGAGAAGACCGGGGTAGGTCGTCAGCGTGGCACTCGCGGTTTCGAGTTTGCTGGAGGTATGCAGTAAGGGTACCCTTCGCAGCAGTTTAGCAGCACTTTTAGCAGCAGTTTCGCAGCAGTTTTGAACCGGCATTTCCGCTGGTAGATGGATTTCGCAGCAGTTGCAGCAGTTTTGGCAGACCTTTTACACAGTTCACCGATGATCGCGTTAACTACACTGCCTGATCTGCACTTTTAGTGGTTCCGCTGCGCGATAGCCCTTCTGACGTGCGAAAACAACGAAAGTTAACCAAGCCAGGCCCCCACCAACCCAGGGGGCCTTTTTCATGCCCACACAACCAAGAGAGATGGACCAAATGACAACAGCATTTGATGAATACCAGGAACGGCGAGCCCCCTACAACGGCCACATTCGTGCACAGGGCGACTTGCCGTGGTTTGAAGACCCCACCCGGCGTCTAGCCGTCTGTAAGCGGTTGGGGCTACCCGAGGACACCGAACCACTGGAGGTGCGCCGGGCGCTGTTTGAGCGTTCCGGCCTCGGCACAGGCCGCAATTCCAGCTACACCAACCGAGGAGACAACCTTGTCTGACACACCGATTCTTGACCCCGTAGAAGACGCTGGGGCCACGAACACCACTCCCGAGGGTGATGACACCGGGGCGCAGGATTCAGGCCCGCAGAATCGCGAGGCTCGGTATCGCGTCGAACGTAACCAGGCTCGCGAGCAGCTGGCCACAGCGGAGTCGCGGTTGGTTCAACTCCAGACGCGCGAATTGCACAGGCTCGCCGGGGAAATACTGGCCGTCCCGTCAGACATCGCGCTATCGGGCAAGCCGCTGTCCGACTTCCTGACCCCCGAGGGTTGGGTCGACAAGTCGGCGGTAGAAGCCGCCGCCCGCGAAGTCGCACAGGCCCGCCCTGGCTTGGCTACGTACCAACCGGCTCACGACCCATCGCAGGGCCTAAGCGGAACCACCCAGCACACCCCGAGTTGGGACGGGTTGTTCGGTCTGGGTCGCTAACAAACTTGGCTGGTATGTCCGTGGCATAACCGGCTCTCGCCTCTGTGAGGCATTCACACAACCCCTGGTCAGTGGCCGGGGGTTTTCTCATTCCTACCGAAAGGTTAAAACCAAATGGCACTACAGCATTCAAACATCGCGGACACTTGGACTCCACCGTCATACGGAGATCTGCTCGATACCACGGTTCAGGCTAAGTCGGTGGCTTTCCGAGCCAGCCGCCCGGTGTCAACCGACCGGGTCAAGATGCACTTCCCCTTGTGGACCGGAAACCCAACCGCTGGTTGGTATGACGAGTTGGAAGAGATCGCCCTCACCGACGGCGCGACCAACGAAGTAATCATCACCCCTGACAAGGTGGCTGCTCTGTCCCGTGTTTCCAACGAGGCCGCAGACGACACCCACCCGGCTATCTCGGAAGCGATCGGCGCTGGCATCTCTGATGACATCGCCCAGAAGATCGATATTGCGTGGCTTGCTAACACCACGGCCAAGGCCAACAACGGTCTGTTGTCTATCGCCTACTCAACGGTCGATACCGGGGCCTCGCTGACCAATCTGGACCCGTTTATCGATGCGCGGTTCAAGGCAAATGCGGTTGGCGCACAGCTGACTTCGTGGGTTATGCACCCGGATACCGCCAACACTCTCACCAAGCTCAAGAAGTTGACATCTGGGTCTAACGAGGCGCTGTTGTCGTTTGTCGATGACGGCATTCTGATTGCAGGACTGCCGGTTCTGCTGAGCCCGCATGTGGACGCCGCGACATTTGCATGGGGTATCCCCAAGCAGCGTGTTGTGACCGTGATTCGTAAGGGAACCGAGGTGGCTCTAAGCCGCGATGCCGGGTTCTCTTCTGACTCCGCGTACATCCGTGGTGTTGCCCGTGTGGGGTTCGGGTTCCTTCACCCGGCTTCGGTCGTACGTCTTTACGACGCTGCCTAATTCGACTTACCGAAGGGGACTGGTTGCCCGCCGCCAGTTCCCCGAGGGAACACCCCTCACCCTCAAAGGAGGTGAAACATGGCAGCTGCCAGAGAAGTCGGCAGGGTGTCAGTACGCGTTGTCCCCGACACAGACGGGTTCCGCCGAGATCTAAAGCGACAACTCGAATCAATCGTCAAAGGTGTGGAAGCCAAGATCAACGTCAACCCGGACGTGAGCGGTTTCCGACAAAAGGTAAACGCGTCCGTCAAGGGGATGAGGACCGAAGTCGCGGTCGTCCCCGACGTGAAGACATTCCGGGGCCGCGTAAAGGAAATGCTATCCGGCGTCGGTGACAGCTTGGCCAGCATCAAAGCCCCGTCCTTCGGGTCGGGAATTAATGGCACGGGCTACGCGCTCATTGCCGCTGCCATTGCAGCGCTATCGCCATTGGTGGCAGGTCTTCTAGGTGCTCTTACCACCTCGTTGTTGGCGCTGCCGGGTCTGATAACAGCCACCGTAGTGCCTATAGGTGCGTTGGTGTTGGGACTCGACGGGCTCAAGAAGGCAGCCGGGGTACTTAAGCAACCGTTCGATCAGCTACGCGCCACCATGTCGGCCAAGGTACAAGAACAGTTCACCCCGGTATTCGAGAAGCTGAAAGACATATTCCCGACGCTGAAGGCGGCATTGCCCAGCGTCACACAGGGTTTGGCTGATATGGCTAAGTCGTTCGCGGACGTGCTGACCAATCCCGCCAACCTTGCCAAACTCGATCAGACGATTCGCAACATCGCTAGTGGCCTGACGGCAGCGGCACCCGGTATACGTGACTTCACCCAAGGGTTCCTAGACCTGATCAACGGGTTCTCGAACAAGCTGCCGGACATCGGTAAGTGGTTCTCGGAGACCGGAGCTTCGTTCAGCAAGTGGGTATCGGATTTCACGGCCAAAGGCCCGGACGGTGTATCCAAGTTTGACGTAGCACTCGGAAACCTGGGCGACACCCTAAAGAGCATCGGTGGTGGCCTGACCGAGTTGGCGGGTAAGGCTATCGACTTCTTCTCCGACCCGGAGAAGGTTAAGTCGTTCAAAGCCGAACTAGACGGACTGGTCAACACGGCCCTGACTCTCGCAGACGCTATCAACGGTATCGCCACGGCGATGTCGAAGATCCCCGGATTCGGGGATGGCAAGGGCGACAAGCTGCTTGACTTCGCCCCGATCCAAATACAAATAGCCGTAGACGCGTTCCCCAAGATCCGTCAAGCCGTAGCCGACGTGATAACCGAGATCATCGGTATGTTCGCGCAGGTTCCCAACGCACTCAGTACGGCATGGGCCACGCTGGGGGGTATCGCATCTGCGGCCTGGAGCACCGTATTCCAAACAGTCAGCGGTGTGCTAACCAGTGTCGTCACGGTAATCGTCAATAGTGGTTTCAAGATCGTAGGCGAGGTCGCAACGTGGCCGGGAAAGATAACAGCCGCTTTGTCGGGCATGTTCCAGGCCGGGTTCGACGCGGGTGCTCAGCTCGTCCAGGGTTTTATTCAGGGCATCGGGTCATTGATCACTAACGCGGTGGCTAAGGCCCAGGAACTCGCTAGCTCAGTCAAGAATGCGGTTACCGGCTTTCTCGGTATCCATTCTCCGTCAACGGTTATGGCAGACATCGGTGGATTCATCGGGGATGGCCTTATCAACGGGATGAAGGCGAAGCAATCAGAGATTGAGAAGACCGCGCAGGGTATTGGTCAGAGCATCAAGGACGCGTTTGACTGGAGCGACTACGAACAACGTGGTATCGACGCCGGGTTCGCGTTCGCCGGGGCCAACGCCGATCAATTCATGTCCGACTTGGGTATTAGCGGTAAGGGTCTGTTGTCACAGCTTGGAGAACAAGGTCTGAAGCCCTCTCTGTCAAGCTCACCTGAGGCACCTACCCACTGACAATTAGTGACCTTAAGGGCGGGGAATGGAGAGATTCCCGGATGGCAAGCAAGGTGAGCGCGTTGCTTCTAGCGCCCGGGGTCGTAGACCCTGGGCGGATGGACGACGCTGGAACGAAACGGCCCGATCCCGAGGTGCCCGAGAAGGCGAAGCGGCGGGTGTTCACGGCCAAGTACAAGTTGGAGATATTGGCCGAGTACGACGCCGCGCCAGAGGGCGGGAAGGGGGCGGTGTTGCGCCGGGAGGGCTTGTATTCCAGCCATATCGTGGAGTGGCGCAAGGCCCGTGATGCGGGCGCACTGGCGGGGTTGGCGGCGCCGCGCGGCCGCAAACGCGGTGGCCCGCAGGCCGAGATCGCCCGCCTTGAGGCCGAGAAGCGCCAGTTGGAGCAGGAGCTGGCCAAGGCCCGCTTCGTGGTGGATGTCCAGGCAAAACTACACGCGCTCTTGGAGACGCTCTCCGAGAGCGCGGACACCGAACCGAGGTCGACGCGATGACCGATAAGGCCATCGCCGAACTGGCCGGGCACATCGGCGTGCGGGATGCCTGCGTCATCGTGGGTGCGTCGCAGGCCGGCTACTACCGGCGCCACCGCATCAGCCCGGCACCTGAGCGGCCGGCGCCGATCCCGCACCGCGACCGGCCGCAACCGCGTGCGCTGAGCGCCCAGGAGCAGCAGGCGATCCTCGACGTGCTGCACAGTGAGCGGTTCGTCGACATGTCCCCGGCCGAGGTGTGGGCCACGCTGCTCGACGAAGGTGTCTACCTCGGATCGCAGTCGACCTTCTATCGGCTGCTGCGACAAGCCGGCGAGGTGCGTGAGCGCCGCGCCCAAGCCACCCATCCGGCGAAGGTGAAACCCGAACTCGTCGCCAACGGCCCAAATCAGGTGTGGTCGTGGGATATAACGAAATTGCTCGGCCCAGCGAAATGGACGTACTACTACCTCTACGTGATTTTGGACATCTATTCCCGCTACGTCGTCGGCTGGATGGTCGCCAGCCGCGAATCGGCCGTGTTGGCCGAGGTGCTGATCCGCCAGACCTGCGTTAAGCAAGGAATTGGCCGCGCCCAGTTGACCATTCACGCCGATCGCGGTTCCTCGATGACCTCCAAACCGGTGGCGTTTTTGCTGGCCGACCTCGGCATCACCCAATCACATTCGCGCCCACACGTTTCCAATGACAACCCGTTTAGCGAGTCGCAGTTCAAGACCCTGAAATACCGGCCTAACTTCCCCGGCAGGTTCGCCTCGATCGAACAAGCGCGGGTGTTCTGCCAGGCCTTTTTCCCTTGGTATAACGAGGAGCATCGTCACTCCGGACTCGGCCTTCATTGCCCAGGCGACATCCATTACGGGCTGGCAGAGGCGATCCGCGACAAGCGCGCCGGCGTCCTCAACAACGCCTACGCCACCCATCCCGAACGCTTCGTCCGCAAGCCCCCTGAGCCGCCCAAACTGCCAACCGCCTCGTGGATCAACCGACCCGACCAACCAGAGGAGGCCGCTCAGTAAATTCCGCTCGACGGTGCCTCAAACAGGTTGACAGATTCCGAAGTTCGGTATGGATTTCGCGGGCAAGGCGCTCACACAGAACTTCTACACGTCCAACGTAGACGACACGATCGCCGTCAAGAACAACCAGCTGAACAAGCAGGCACTAGGTGTCGTCGGCAAGAGCGGATAGGTGGTTGGGGGCCGGTATTTAACGGCCCCCTCCCGTCTTTTAGAGAGGTGGAATCATAAACGTATGCAGCCGTGAGGGATGTAGGCGCAGAGCCAGAACCCCTAAGCCTGATGGCACGGACACCGAGCGTCAATACTGCTCGGCACTATGCCGGAACGTTGACTACCGGACTATCCGGGTACAGAGGATCTGCGCAGCCTTTAGGGGCGAACACAAGTACGTATCGGAACTCTGGGTTACCACAGTCGAGCTGAGTGACAAGCTGACTGAGCTAGATCAGTTGGAACGTAAGGTATCTCAGTTCGCAGAGCGTGAACGGGGTATCACCCGAGAGCAGTGGCGGCAGATCTGCGATGTGTCGTGACGGACATAGGAAAGCCCGACTTATGAGGCCGGGGCTTATGGTGGATAGGTGGGTTATCGGTAGTTGGATGAATCCACGTAATACACGGCACCTGTATCGGGATCTGTCCAGTTGCACGGTGCACCATCGGTATTACCATCCTCCTGCTCACACACCGGCAGCGGTGGCAGGGCATGGGACACAGGGTGCGTAGTGGTAGGCCCTGCATGCACGGCCAGGGCCACAGCGAGGGTGGACAACGTAGTGAGTGTGAATCTGACTGCGGTGGTGGACATGTCACTCAGTGTACATCGAACACCGCAGTGACACAACGGATCTGGCAAACCCAGGGGGTGCACCCCTTCCCCCGGTCACCCCGATCGGGACGTTATGCGGCATCGACATCGTGCGAAAGCTCAATTACCTAATTTTTCAACAAATCCGCTGCTCAGGGGCGGTTGAGCCCCGAAAACTAGCGGTGGAAAGTACATCTAAATGACAACCCCGAAAGTCCGAATGCCTAAGGGGCTGGACTACCAGGGCAAAAAGCTCTGGACAGAGATAACACAGATCTATGACCTCTCGGCAGCGCCCCACAAGCGCCGAATCCTTTACGACGCATGCGCTACAGCAGACCTAATCGACAAGTTGGACAAAGGGATGGCAGGACAACCGATGACCGTCAAAGGATCTACGGGCCAGGTGGTCATTCACCCCCTTGTAGCCCAAGCGGAGAACGCGCGGGAAGCCCTTGCCCGTCAGCTGTCCCGGCTCAACTTCGCAGAACCAGAAGAGGACGACTATGAAACTCGCTAAGACCCGCAGACACCAGGCCAATAGGCCCTCTGCTGCCACGCTGCCAGACGAACTAAGCTCGTTCGACAACTGGTTATACCCCAACGGTTTACACGATTATATGGCAGCTCTGAGCCAGTCGCTAGACCGCGCCGACCGGCTGACGCCGATCATGAATGCCGCTGGATTGTCGGCTGCCGAATGGTTCCGAAGGATGCTGACACGATGACCTACGCCGAACCCTCGGACGTGTCGGGGCGTCTTGGCCGTTCGTTGGACGCCTCGGAATCAACGATGGTATCCACCCGCCTCGCGGATGCTGAACGGCTGATCAAAGCACGCATCCCTGACCTAGACGCGCAGATCGTCGCGGAGACAATCGACGTCGAGATTGTCAAGATGATCGAGGCGAACGCCGTCGTACGTCTGGTCCGAAACCCCAACGCCTACACCGGGGAAACAGACGGAAACTACTCGTACCAGATCAACTGGAAGACGGCCACGGGCGAGCTGGAAATACTCGACAACGAGTGGGCGCTACTCGGTATCTCACAGGCGATGTTCGTCATCGCACCTCTGTTGCCGCCGTGGCTCACCGGAATCTGTCAACCTGTTTGA